CGGGCGGCGCTCAGCCACGGCCGCCGTCCACGCTCCCGGCCTGCGCTGGCACACAGGGGGCCGTGGGCGCGTGCGTCTTCGCCACGGCGCTTCACAGCCCGGCTTGCGCCGGTCTGTTCAGCGCTGCGGGCTCAGCCGCCCACGCCCACGGCCCCCTGTGTGCCAGCGCCTGCAAGGTTATTGGGCCGCCCGCTGCCCGCATGGCAGTCCCTCCCTCGCGCGCCCCACGGCACCCCTGCCCATGGCGCTACCGCGTTGGGGTCGTGCGCTTGCGTAGCCTGTGCGCACCGTCGGCGGCAGAGACGACGGCTGCGGCGGTCACTGTGCCCGGGTCGGTCGTGACGGATCCCGGGCCCCAGACAGCAGGAGACGGCCCGCAGGCCGTCCCCGGAGAGCTCGTATGCGTCTGTGCGTGCCCGCGTAGCTACTTCACCAGGCGGAACCCCACCGTACCGTCAGGATCCGCCACGTACACGCGCGTGGCCATCGCGGCGTTCATCTGCTCCAGCGTGTCCCAGGCGCCGAAGGCCCACAGAAGGTCCTCGTACATCGTCTGGTCGGAGGGGATGAGATCGGGATCCACGCCGTCGAGCATCTGCGCCAGGGTCATCGGGCCCAGGTCCTCGCAGTGGTAGACGGTGTCCAGGTCGGGGAGCTTCCAGGCGGTTGCTTCCTTGGTGATGGTGGCGGTCATGGCGTCCTCCTTCTCGGTAGAGATTAGCAACTGATAATATAGTAAGCCCAGGCCAGAGTATTATCAAGTGCTAATCATGCCTCCATAGAGATTACATATTGCTAATCTATGCCAGGTGGGATAGACTGTTTCCGTACACCACAGAAGAAGGGCAAAGGACATGCAGATCACCGAGGCCATAAAGCACATGTGCGAGAAGAGCGGCAAAGGAGTCGTGGGCGCCTCTCAGGCCCTCGGGAAGTCCCGCATGTACCTGTCCGCGCTCATCAGCCGAGGGAGCTACCCGCGTACCGACACGCTCGCGCAGATCGCCCAGGCGTGCGGCTACAAGCTCGTGCTCGAGGGGAACGGGGAGAAGATCGAAATCGACCCCGTGTCATTCACAAATCAGGTCGTTGTTGAATACGGCATCACTTCTATCGAGCGTCCAGGGGATTAACCCACCTTCTCTAGGCTGCCTCCGACGAGCTCCGCGGCACGCCTCTTAGCGGTCGCTTCGTCCTCCCCATACCACTTCATACGAAACTCATGAACGCCCATTGTGACGCCTACTTCTTTCATGTCCTGCTCTTTCTCGGCGGCCGTGTCCTGAATGATGGAGTCGTCGAATTGTATGCGCGTCTCGCCCTCGTCGGGGATGCCCTCGCCAAAGGATCGCGACGCGTGCATGACTGCCCTGGCTATGGAGACGATCGAGCCCTCCAGGCTGTTCTCGTGCCTTCTGATGTTGCGCATTAGGGCAGAGTTATCAGAAGAAACCTCCGTGGCCGTCTTAACGTATCCTCTGGAATCATCCATGTCGAAGTAGTTGATGCCGAAGCCCGTAAGGTCACCCAGCATTTGGAGAGCTACGCGGAATGCCTCGATCTGCCCGTTCGTGCGAAGCGCTGGCGCGAACTCCTGAATGGTGTCCTCGGTGCTCATGACCTTGCGGAATACGGTGCAGTCCTGCTTTCCGAAGGGGATGGTGACGTTCTTGTTGCCATCGGTCTCACGGTCGAAGAGGACATCGCTAAGAAAGACGCGCATCTTGCTCAGATCGATCTCGTTGATGAGTGCGTCAAAGGTGAGGTCAACCGCCTGCACCGCGTCGATTGCGTCCGCGAACACGCTCTGCCCATAGGGCGACATGTCCACGCGCGTGTTGGCGACCGCCGGCTTGACGATGCCGAAGGTGGGGAAAGGACAGCCCGTGTCATAGATTGGGAGAATACCGACAGGCGCGAACTCGTTGCCCTCGTGGTCGAAGCACACGGTGACGATCCGGTACGTCTCCTCCGTTTCATCGGTGAGAAGGACGTCCGATTCTGTTTGCGAAGCTATGGAAGGTGAAGAAGAGCCAGGCGAGAAGAACGAGCCATCCGAGAAACCCATCCCGCCCTTGAGGTGCATCTGTAGCTGGTCAATCGCCTTACCACGGTAGTAGGCCCTGGTGACAAAAGCGCACTCCGTGACGCCGTCCTCGTCCCAGCTCAGGGGAATGACCATGCGAGCGTCGTAATGCCGGATACGAACCTTCTTCTTGCCCAGGTCAATCCACAGCGCCCATGCGCCCGTGCCCAGGCCGAAGGCGCGAACCACGGTGGCCTGCGCCGCGTTCATGAAGTTGGTGGAAGAGAAGAACGCGTTGATCCAGTCGGTCGCCTTCTGGTCCTCGCACACGACCTTGACCTCTTCATTGAGAAGAAGAGAGCCCCACTCCTTGCATACACGCATAGCAGGATGAATAGACCGACGATGAACAGCATAAACTCTGCCCATGCCGTCCTTATCCCGGTAGTCGTAGAACTCCCCGCGTGCGCTCATCCAGTCATCCCACGACCGTATCCAGGGTTCCATGTCATCCAGGGGAAGGACGAATCCGAGCTTCCTCAGGTAGTCCTTAACATGCTCCGGCACCCAGTATTCGTCCAAGCCACTACCGCCCATGCTGAAACCTCCTTCAACCACACCGAAAGGCATGGTGAAGTTTCAACGCATGTCACAAGTAGGCTGGTGATGCAGTTTGGCTAAGAGACTATTTCGAGCTAGAGGGCCAGATCTCGCAGAACTCTTTGAAGAGCGCTTGCGTCCGAGCCCTGATGTCAGCTTCGCGCCAAACAAGCGGGTCGCGGTCCGTCACTTCTTTGGTGATCATGAATGCGGTCTGGTCTTTCATGCCCTTTTGCCACCGTTTGCGCAGCTGGCATCCGTTCACCTTATCGGCGAAAGCATAGTTCTTCAGGTCTTTGTTCAGGCGCGAAGGTAGAAGAGTCATGTTGCCGATTTCGTAGACGGCGGCAGTGCGCGCGTTCTCAGCATCGTTCCCGGAAAGCTCGACGCCGTGCTCGTCAATGCAGGGAAGCACGTCTAGGCCCCAATGCTGGCGCCACTTCTGCGGCATGATGTGCTCCAGCTCAAATGAGTACTTCAACTCTGCTCCATGCAGGTCAGATTCGGGGTCCATGTGCCTGTGCAGTTCGATCCAGAAAAGTACGAGCCCAGCACGCGTGCTGTAGATGTTTCGAAGCGAGGCAAGAAGGCGGTCGTCTGCTACCTCGGGCTTGGAAAGGGCTTCCTCGAAGTCGAACTTGCCCTCGATCATCTCGTAGGCCTGGGTGTTGTAGTTGCGCGTTGAGTTGCCGATGACGTAATTGCGCATCAGGTAGCGTTCGAGCAGGTTAAAAACAGCCGCCTGCTCATCCTCCGGCAGCGTCTTCATCGTCTTCAGGATGAAAGCGTCGAACGTTGCGAGTCGCATGACCTTCAGCATCTTCAACAGGCGCGTTGTGCTGTCCTCGAAGCTGAAGGCCGTGATCTCGTCAAATCCGATGAACGTCTCGCGGTAGGTCTCGGCGTAATCGCAGATCTCGCGAATGAAGGCCTCGATCTCGGCGGCATCCATCCCGGAGACATGCCTCGAGTAGCAAGGAGCCAGTTCTGCAACCTTGTCCTTGGCAGGGTTGAATATCTGCTTTATCTGCGCAAATGCGCTAAAGAAAAGGTCAATGTTGCTTCGGACGTTATGGCCGACACCCACGGTGTCAAGCCAGGTGTTGAGCGTGTCGGAATCGCGCTCGAACGTCTCGAACCAAGTTTCATCGTACAGCGCGCCAGCGTGGGCCTTTGCCCAAGCCTCGCCGGAGCCTCCCTTGTTGGTGTCGATCACTCGCTGGAAGAGCTCGTTCTTGATAATGTCAGAAGTGGTCAGCTTCACGCCCGTGCTGTTGATGGCATCGAAGATGACCTGCTCGTTTTCGTCCTCGCGGAGCTCGATGAACACGAGCACCTCGCGGTCGTCGTATGTCAGCTTCTCGGTTACGCTTTGAAGCTCTTCATCAGTTGCCATCGCGAACATCTCGCGGAAGAACTTGTAGCAGTAGACGAGCCTGTTTTCTGGGACAACCTCGTCTCCCAATACGATGCCGGCATATTTGCCGTCGATGATGTCCTTGTAGAACGGGGCATCGACCTTCGAATGCTCGATCTTGTAGCTGCGCTCCTTTACACGGCCGCCAGACGTGAGCTTTGTTCGGACAAAGTAGAGATACTCCTCGTACTCTTCCTCGGTGGCCTTATCCCCGAAATGGTCGATAAGCGCCCGCAGAAGAATTGTAAGCGTGGTCAAGCGCTGCTGCCCGTCTACGACTTGCTGATACATGCGCTCCCTGAGCGGGTCCTCGACGTCCTTCAGGATGATGGATCCAAGGAAGCAGCTCCTCTTGGGCGAGGAAAGCTCCTTCCAAAGATCCTCCCAGTTTCCGAGCTGCCAAACGTAGGTTCTCTGGAAGAAGGGAATCTTGTAGATGACCTGTCGCTTAATCCTGCTGAAGGGGTATTCCTTGGCCTGCATGTATCCTCCGCAATCGCTTAATCGTTCAACGAAGGCTAATTATAGCTGCTAGGCGCAGGTGTATTCAGGTCGCCTTGTTCTGCGTCCGACGTTTGGGTTTTGGAATACGTCGAAGACTTGGCCTCTGTCGAAAGCTCTGCGCTCATTACTGGCGTATGCACCCATGCCTTAGAATTCAGGCATCGTGTTATGAAAAGGGAAGCCGAGGAAATGACTATGCAGAACAGGTACACGGGAGATATAGGCGACTACAGCAAACTTGGACTTCTGAGGACCCTGCACTTGGCTGGCTTCTCGATTGGTCTCAACTGGTACCTCACGCCTGACGAGACGCACAACAGCGACGGCCGCCATGTGAACTACCTCTACCAGGACGAATACCGCGCATGTGATCCAGCCCTTTGGACTGCGCTTGGCTCGCTTGTGAGATTGGATAACCGAGAAGTGCGCTACATGGAGAGCGACGACATCCTCCAGGCAACGTTCTTCTCCGAATGCCTCGATTTCAAGGGGAAGAAGAAGGCGAAGAGGATCGAGCGCCGAAGCGAATGGTTCGCGGGCTCGCTCGTTGCGATGGCGGGGAAAGACATCGTGTGTGTGGATCCCGATAACGGCCTGGTCGTGCCATCTGCCATGGGAAAGCCAAAGGAGAACAAGTACGTGCTGCCCGAAGAGCTCGCCAGCTACTACGCCCAGGGCTCGACGGTCGTCTACTACCAGCACAAGGCAAGGTATAAGGACGAGCACTACATCGGCCAGCTAAAAGAGCTTTTAAGAAGAGAAGACCTTCCCAGTGTGTCTGGGATGGTGTTGAAGTTCGAGAAGGTCTCCCAGCGCTACTACATGTTCCTCATCCAGCCGAGGCACAAAGAGACGGTCGAGAAGGCCGTGAAGGGCATGCTCGCAACTGCCTGGGGCGATCACTTCCGCCAGCTCTATCCCGTGAAGGCTTAAACGCCGAGAAGGGCGAGAAGAGCCAGCGTCACCAAGGCGCATGCCAGCAGCCGTAAGAACTCAATCAATGTGAAGATGCCGACGATGACGAACAGGATGAGAAGAGCGCCGATAAGAGCCATTGCCTAACCTCGCAATACGTCGTCCATCATGGCATAGCGAACAGCGTCTATGGAATGGTCATTGCCATCCGGGATCTCGTCTATCCAGTTGCCCTCCTTGTCCCTCTCGAACTCCTTCAAGGTGAATTCGGAGAAGGTCAAGGGGCATCGCTCGCTGTCGATCACGATCTCGCGCAGCCCCGCCAGCCATTCGTAGGAGAGGCGCCGCATCCTGGCCTTCCTGGCCGCGTGAACGCGAAGTCCGAGCTCGCGCCGCCATACGTTCATCTGCACCTTGCTATCAGGCGTGTCGTCGCAGTAGATGATCTGGTCGTGGAAGTAGGGCTCCGCACCCTGTTCGTCTGGGAAGGTGAGAGAATCAACCACTATGCGCCCGGTATCTGCCGGCATCATCTTGTTCGCCGAATGCTCCTCGAATATGAGAAGGCGCCGCGCGTCGGGCTCCCAGGCGCAGCGTACAAAGCGCCACGGGTCCGGGAACCAGCCCCAGTCCACGCCGTTCCTAATCCTTTGGAAGGTGCGGATGCGAGAGTCGGAAAGCTTCGCCTCGTGCACGTTGTCGAAGACGGCGCCGCCAGTGCCGGTGATCTCGCCCAGGTACTCCCAGCGCCAGGCCTTCTCGTTCGTGTCGCGCAGGTACTCGGCCTCCTCCACGAACGGCGCGCCCAGCCAGTCGGGGTGGGAAGCGATCACGTCCAGGTAAGAAGAGCCGCGCACCAGCGTGTCGTCACGTCTCACACGCTCCAGCCGCTCCACGTTCACCCATGACCACATCGTCTTCGGCGGATTGTAGGAATAGAAGATCCAGAAGCGATCGCCACCACGGCGCAGGGAGTTGAGGATGGAGCGAACGGCCTCCACGCCCTCGAACTGGTCAAGCTCCTCGAACCACACCACGCTGCAATAGCCCTTGGTGAACTTCACGCCCTTCAATTTGAGAGGATCGTCCGCCCCGCGGAACACGATGCGCTGCCCGGTAGGGGTGTAGGTGATCTCCATGGGAGAGACCCTGCAGCGGAAGACGCCCTCCAGGCCGAGCACCTCGATCGCCCACTGGATCTGCTGGTACACCGAGTCACGCAGCGTGTTGGAGAAGCGCCTCACCACCACCGCGTTCGCCTTCGGGTTCGCAATGATGAGAAGAATAATGGCTATGGAGATGAACGAGCTCTTCGTGGACCCACGTCCGCCCGGCAGCCAGTAGTGCGTGTGGCCGTGCGCCATCACGTCGCCGAGCACCGGGTGGAAGCGAGGGATGACGAAGTCGGAGACGTTGGTCACTCGGAACCACCGCCCTCGCCGTCGGAGTCGTCGGCCATCGGCTCGATGACGAGGCCGAGGGTCAGCTGAACCGGCGCGTTGTCGGCCTCCTCGGCCTTGCGCTCCATCTTGCCGTACTCCATGGGGTACTTGCGCTCGAGCAGCCAGGCCGCCGCCGTCCAGTACTGCGCCCGGTTCTCGGCCGCCGACTTGATGGTCGTGAGCAGGCATCTCTTGTACTGGGCCTCGGCCTTTTTTAGTTCTTCGTATAACGCGCGCTTCACTCCGGTCTTTGCATTCTCGCCCTCTTTCAGCCAGCGGTAGAACGTCGCCTGGTGCACGCCGATCGCGGCGATGATGTCCGCGTCGCACAGTCCGTCGCGCTTGAGCTCGACGATCTGCTCCACGAGCGCGTATGTAAGCTTCAACTTCGCGGGCATGGTGCCACCTCCTCACGGTGGCATGTTCCTAGCGCGTCACAAACTGGGGCTAACAAGGGGTGAAAGGGTGCAAAGGCCGAAACCTTGCACCCTTTGCACCCTCATTTGCGGTCGCGCCGGCTCTTGAGCCCGTACTTTCTGCAGAGGCGGCTGTTCCTCTGCCGCATCCGGTCGCGTTCTCGCCGAATCGCGGCCGCCTCGGCCTCGTCAGCCTTCTCCTCGCGCTCGCGCTGCAGGGTCTCGTTGAACGCGATCTCCTCGTTGAGGTGCATCATCTCGGTGCACATGGGGCAAAGGCCGCTCTGCCTGTTCAGGCGCACGCCCACGACTCCGCACTCCGGGCACACCTGCTGCACCCGCAGGCTCACGTGGCACCGGCTCGCCTGGCTCTCGATGGAGCGCGCGGATCTGTCGGTGCCGCACTCCCTGAGCAGTGCATCGTGCACGGCCTCGACGCCCAGATGACCGTTGGCCCGCATCACGTCGACCTCGCGCGTGGTCCAGGCTCGCCATTCCTTCGCGCTCATGCCGGCCACCGCCCACGGTGAAAGGTCGGGCGAAAGCCTTTGACCCCCTCAGGCCTCACGGGAAGGGTGCGGGGGTGTGTGGTCGGGGCGTCCTGTCCCCGACACACATCCCCCTCCCCACAAAAATTTCGGTTTGTTTACCCCCCTTAAACATGCAAATTTGCACCCTTTCAGGCAATGGGAAGGACACCCTGGGCCTCCTCTCCACTGTCTGCGCCCTCGGCAGAAGAGCCAGAAGTTGCCGCATCATTTGCAACGCTGCGAACGATGAGCGCCTTGCCGGTCTTTGGATCGAGCGTCTGCTCGAAACGGGAGGACTCCTCGAGCCAGCGGCGCACGGTGGGCAGGCTCCATCCCAGGGACTTGCGCACTTCGTCGCGCTCGCAGCTCTTGCCGCGCCCGATGAGCCGGTCGCACACGCCCTCGAGCGAGGCCACCTTGCCCAGGTTCTCGGCCTCGGTGCGCAGCTTCCTGGCCTCGGACACGCCGCCGTAGTTGGGCTTGCAGTCGGCCAACAGCTCGGTGTGGTCGACCTCGTGAAGCGGGAAGACCAGCCACAGGTCGAGCGGGTCCTTCTGGGCGAACTCGCGCAGGGTGAACGACATCCGCCAGCCGGTGAGCCGCTTCACGTCGGCCAGCTTGTGCGACTGCCGTGCCATCTCCAGCGTACCGGGCTCAAGGATCAGCTCGGTCATGTCGAGCACCGCGTCAGGCGCCCGGCCGAACACGCCGGAGCCGCTGCCACGGTCGATCGCGCTTTTGAGGCCCTGGGCACCCTTGGAATGGTGGTGGCTGATGACCACCGTGCACTCCAGGTTCACGCAGATCTCGTCGAGCTTGGCGAAGAATTCGCGGATGTCCTTGGCGTTGTTCTCGTCGCCGTCCTGCACCATGTAGGCAGGGTCGATGATGACCATGCCGAAGTCGCCCGCCTTGCACCGGCAGAAGAGCTCGGCCGCGATCTCCTCAAGCGAGCAGGACTTGCCGCGCAGGGGCCAGAGCGTGAGGTTCTCGCGCACAGGCTTGGCGTCGGCGTTCTTCGCCTCGGCCACGCGCGACACGCGCTTCTGCAGCGTCCTCGGGTCGGTCTCCAGGTCGACGTAGAGCACCTTGCGCTGGGCGCAGCGGAAGTCGATCCACCATCCGCCGGTCGCCACGCTCACGGCTAGGTTGATGAGGCACCACGTCTTGCCCGCCTTACTGGGCCCGGTCAAGAGCATCTTGTGCGTCTCCAGGAGCACGCCCTCGATCACCTCTGCCGGCATCTCGGGCAGCTCGTCCTTGAGTACGATGGCCTGCTGGAAGGGCGGCAAGGACGATGAAAAGCCGTTTGTTGCCGCAATATCCTCGGAGACGACGGAGGCCGCGTCGTTCGCGGCCTCCACGTCGTGCATGTATGCGTCCTTGTTAGCTCCCATCTACAGCCACCTCGTGTACCAAAGCGGGTAGTCGGTGGCCACCGAGCCCTGCCTCTTGTAAAACTCCCACTCCTTGCCGCGCATGGCCATGAGGTACTCGTCGGCGTCCTTGGCACCGCCCGGGTAGGGAGGCATCACCGCATGGGGGATCTTGAGCACGTCAAGGTCATGGCAGATCTTGTCGCGGGTCCTGTGCCCTTCGTCGTCCTCGTCCATGGCCACCGTGATCTTCTTCGGCCTGAGATCGGGAGGCGTCGCGTAGAGCACCTGCGCCAGGCGCTTGGCGTTAGAGACGCCGCCCAGGGCCATCGTGTCGCCGCCGGTGATCTTGGCGAGCGCCATCGCGTCGATCAGCCCCTCGGTCACGTAGACCTGGTCGGCGCCGATGGACAGGAGCCACTCGCACCACAGGGGCGTCGCCAGCCCTCGAGGGCGCCACTCCTTGTTGCGTGCGCTGCCGGGCTTGCAGACGGTGCGTACCATGCAGTAGTTGGCCGTCGAGAAGTCCTTGTTCCAGAACGGTATGGTGATGAAGCCGAAGGCCTTGGGCTCGTACACGCGGAACTCCGGCATGATCTCCCTCGGGTCCTTGGTGAAGCCCAGGCCGAAGGTCGC